AATGGGGCGGTCGATATACAGTAATTACCTCTGAAGGATTAAATGGGGTTATCCCCACATACTATCATACATATTACTATATATTTATTTAAAATTAATATTTATTTTCTTTATTTAAAATAGACTGTCTTTCTTTTGCTTCTTTACTAGACTTTCTATTGTGACATGATGCGCATAAGGTTTGGAAGTTTTTTTCATTCCATTTGTCACCACCTTGTGTGATAGGAATGATATGATCCACAACTTTTCCCTCTACTACCAATCCTTTATTCTTACATATTTTACATAGCGCATAACCCCTTATGTAATTATTCCTAACAGCTCTCCACCTTCTACTATTATAGAATGTTGAATCAGTCCAAGCCTTAGACTTAGGTTTGGTTATCCACTTCTTTTTCTGTGGTTCAGGGAAGGTAGGCATTATTAATCATCTTTAATTAAATTATAATAATCTAGGTCAAGCTCTCTCACTATATTCATATTATCAAAGTAATCTAACAATGTAACACGTTCAGATGTTTCCCATATTGAGTGACAACCTTTTCTATTTCCCATAGATAGACAATGATATGTTATATTCTTTTTATTGGTTATTAAATCCTTTCTTCTGCTTCTAGGGATTAAATGAGAATGAGATAATGGAACATCATATCTACCACACCCTGTGCATTTATGTTCTCTTTCTAAAGCAATTTCATCATATACTTTATTTAACTTCCTTAATTCCTTGCTTCTTCTTTTACTTATAACTTTCATTAGGAATGTTATTTATTTCCACAATCAACCATTCTAATAGTTGTGAATCTGTGACCTGAGAACCTAATATTGTTTCAAATCTTTTTTTTGTTTTCTTCCATTCTCTGTATACTGATTTAGGTATTTTTATTTTAAGCGTTTCACTAAACTCCCTATCAATAACATTATTATTAGCCATTAACATTAAATCCTTTTCACTTACCTCTACCTTGCCCCCTATATTTTTTTTTGTAGCCATTTTGATTTCTTGAAGCGTTCTTTGAGTGAACACCTTTTCTTTTCTTCTTTTTATTTGGTGAATATTTAAACCCTGCTCTTTTCATAATAAAACACAAAGGAGGTGTTACACCTCCCTTGCTAACAAAAAACCTTTAAGAATAAAATGTTCAGAACAACCTATGAAAGTAAAATCCCAAACATTATATCAATAATAGTTATTATTTATTTACCACGCAATAGACTTTTTAAAATTTCCCAAAAAGTTTTTTTTCTTTTTTTATTATTTTTTTGTAATACAGAATTACATATTGATGTTTCCATATTCTCTTTTAAGTATTCTAAATATGATTTATTTGTTTTTTTCATTGTTTTATCCATTTAATTTTTCCATCATAACTATTTACTTTTTTTTCATATCCGCAATTATCAATCAAATGTTTTTCAAACTCTCTCACTTTGTTAATATCATCTTTGATTCTGTTTAGATAATATGAATCATAAAAATCAGGCATATCATTTTTTTTCTTATTAAAACTATTATTTTTCCACCTGACTAATCTTTTTTTAATATCAAAAACCTTCTCTTTTTCAAATCTTAATAACTCACTATTTAAATTACTTTCACACCAATAATCACAAAAGGAAGGAATAATATCTTTAAATTCATCATTATATTCTTCGACTTTATTTATAAAGTCATTTTCTTTTTCTTTTTTATTTTTCTTTTTCTTTTTCTTTTTCTTATCTATATCGTTTATATAGTCTATCGATACAGTATCAATAGACTTTAACATATCGAGTAAATAAGGATTTTTAACTTTTTCCAATTCATCTTCAATGCACTTAACAACTTTTGGTGATTTACTTGAATTATATTTTAAAAAATTAACTAATAAGATTTCATTTGTTTCAGGTGAATAAACAATCTTCTTTAATGATTCAAAAAATTCTAACAGATTTAATATGGTATCTTTATTATATCCTGTTTGATAGGTTATTTGTCTTAATGATATTTCATAAATACCACATTGTTTAACCTTGTCATTTGTCATTAAATATAAATAAAAGTATTTTTGTTCAGGAGTTAAATCTAACACCATTGGATCACTCCAAAATGTGGTGTGAACGTGTCTATATTTCGCCATTTTTTATTCTTTGTTTGGTTTTTTGTATTTCTAGTTTTGATAATTCGTAAAGTAATTTTTGTTGACTATTAACAATCTTTTTTAGATTCATATATTTAATAATTAAATGAAACATAATAACTAATATTGTTGAAAATATTATTGACATTATAATCATAAACCATATAATTTGACTGTTAAATATGTGCTGTGCTTCCATATTAAAAAGGTAAATCATCTTCAGGTTGTTTTGGTTCATCATAATTTACACCATCAACGGATGAAAATTTAACATCAGAATCAGTTTTGTAATCTAAAATATTTACTTTCATTACATTAAAATTATGAATGATTTTATCATTCCATTCTCTACCATTAATAAAGAATTTTATTTCTGCTCTTTCGCCTTCTTTTATTTCTATTTCATTTATTCTTTTATTAGGAATGGTTAATTCAATAAAATTATCAAATGTGCTATCTACTTTTACAATAAAGTTTTGTTTTTTATATTCACCTGTTTTTGTTTTAAAAGTTTCAATAGGTTTTACTTTTATAATCTTTCCTGTAATATTTATATCATACATAGTTTTTATTTTTTTTGGTTATATATCTGTTTTTAAGTTTTTCTCTTTCAAGCATATGCTGTAGCTTGGTGTTTTCATTTATAATCTTTTCTATTTTTTTTTCTAATTCAAGGTCATAATTAGTTTTTAATATCATTTTTTCAACATCACTACTAAATTTATCATTTTGATGCTTTAAATATTGTGATAATGTATTTTGATATAATTTAGTATAATGATTAATTTGTCCATATTGTTGTTTATGGTCCTCTAAATAGTCTAATATAGTAGCTGCTCCTTTTGACATATTTAAACTTATATCATCAATTGATACATTTAATTCATTATGTAATATACAGGCAACCACAATTCTGCAATCAACAACATTCAGTTTACACGATAATGAGTAAAACTTTTTTTTATTGATATTATTAAAATAACAAACAATATCAACCAATCTTTTTAAATTAATTCCTTCCATAATGGTCCATGTAAAAAATGATAATACTTTTCTGAGTTATATTCAAAGAATCCAATTACTTTAAAATCCTTTTCATTCGCTTCTAAATCTTCAACAAAATCTTCTACTTCTTTTCTTGTTCCTTCAAAAATCATATTTCTGTAACCTTTTTCCTCATAATATTGTTCAAAATATCCTTTACAAGCAATACACCATTTTGTGCTTTGGTCGGGCGGTGTATTTTTTATTTCAATCCCTGTGTGCTTTTTATTAATTTTTATTTCCATTTTCATCTAATGTTTGGTTAATAATAAGAGTGTATTTATTCAGCATTTTGGTATATGGTTCACGCACTTTTTCATGCAATACTAACCCCCTGAACTCCTCATAATTATTTCTATAAATTGCATCTTCACCATAAATTTCCTTTAATTCATTTAATGCTAACGCATTTGCTAAATCTTTTATTTTTTGATCCATAATTCTATTTTTTAAAATCTTCAGATTCATCTTCAGCAAACACACCTAATTCATAAAAACCTGTTAATTTTAATACCGCTCTACTCATAGCTCTTTTTTCCGCCATAGCAACAGGATATTTATTTGATGTGTTAAGTGGAGATGATTCTCCAAATGTTTCTATATAATTTTCATCTTTTTTTGCAACCGCTTTTATTACACAATATTCGTGCTTCTCATTTAAAGATTCGATATTGTAAGCAATTTCAATTCTCTCCACAGCTTGAATTTTATCAATTCCTGACCTTGTAACAATAGTAAATCCAAGTGGAGATGTAAATACATCATCAGGAGTTAAATTATACTTTAAATAAAGTTTTTTTAATTTTTCTTTTTTGTTCATACAAATATATTTTTTCTGTAGTTAGGGATGCTATCGGCATTAATTAACCCCCTAGACTTAATTTTTAAATTGGTTACTATATCACCCCTTTTTCCATTTTCAATAAGCCATTTCCAATTTCTATAATTTCTGAATCGTGAATCAATACAGGTCTTATAGGATTTTTCACCATCATTAAAAAATAAGTAGAATAAAGTTCCACCTGAATAGGAGTTTGGAACTGATTGGATTTTTTTAAGTTCAAATTGTTTCATTGTTTAATTATTTAAAGGTTGTTCGTTTTCTAATATTTCTTTTTGTGCTAATAACACATAATAAAGTTCATGTAATTGTTTGATGGTTAATCCGTATAATTCTATCCTTGACATTGAGAAGGATTCAACATCTAAAAGCAGGATATTTTCAACTAACCATTTTTTAATATCTGACATATTTTAGTTTTTTGTTTACACAAATTTGAACATTGTCCATTGTATTACAAAAAAAATATAACCCAAGTTATTAACATTCAAAAGTTAATAAGCTGTTAATCAATTGTTAATATAAAAAAAAAGAGGATTGAAAACAACCCCCCAGTTTTTAATGGACCACACCATCCCATTTTCCACCCTTTTTGAGAATCATGGGTAGTAATTTAGGTTGTCCATTGATAATGATTCCACATCCAAGTATTACCCTTTGACTATTCACTTTATTATATGCAAATGCTAAACTTTTATCATCTATCAAACATCCTACCATCATTGACCAATTTAAACTAAGTGGTGAAGATGTATAAGAAATAGAATATTCAGTATGATAATGACCTTGTAAAACGCACATCCCCATCTCTTTTGCTAACATTAAACCATTCTTTTTAAGTCCATGAGTCATAAACAACCATTGTTTGTTAATCATTTTATATTTATAATCTATTGACCACCTCCAACCTTTTCCGACTTCTAATATCTCATTATAACTTTTAAGCATATGTCTTGGAATCCCATGTGCCTTACCTCTACGATATACCATTGATCCATGATTGGAATGAACTAAATCCATTTCAGGAAATAGGTTGTAAAGTTTCTTTATTACCTTCCTTGCTTTCACAAGTTCTGCATAAGCATTATCTAATTCTGCATCTGTATCGTGGAATGACAATGCGTGATAATCGACTTCATCACCTACATTTAAAACTTTCGTTGGTTTATATTTTTTTTTAATTGCCCTTAAAAATGAAATTGCTTGTGGATGTTGATAGGGAGCATGAAGGTCAGAAATACATAATATTATTTCATCCTTCATATTACTTTTTTTTTATTTTTTCTATGGAACGACCTGCGAAATAAGCAGAGTAAACACAAAGCAATAATGTTTGATATATTGGAACATAAGCAGGTGATATTGTGAATCCACCTAAATTTCCATCAAATACTGAAATTATAACAAAAACAAAAGTTAAAAATATCAATGTTAAAGGTCTAATATTGGAAGGAAGCCAACCAGCTTTTGAATCTGCTTCCCATCTTTTTGTTACCTCTTGTGATGCTTTGTTTTCATAGTCTAATACTAATTGCTTTAAAAGTCTTTTTGCCTCTGCTTTTTCTTCTTTTGTGGTAGTAAGGTTATCCAAAACTGAACCTACAGATTCAATCAATTTATCCCCTCCACCAAATAATTTATTTATCATAATGATTTATCTCTTGTGATTATTCTATAATGAGTTTGACCATTATCCTTAAAGGCTTCAAGTATTTGTTTTTTAACATTTTTTCTGCTGTGTGAAATATGAACCCAAGATGGTGAACCATGTGGAAATCTGTCACCAAACTCCCAAATTAATTGTTTAAATGGTAAATCTAAATCTAAAATGGTATTAAATAAAATATCATTCCTAACTTCATTACCATATATTAACTGAATGTCAGCGGCAAATCCATTCATGTGGTCGCTAATTCTTTTTGAACCATTGTTTATAATCTGATTCAATTCTGCGCATCTATATCCAGATGTCACTTTAATAGGCTTTCCAATAGCATTTCTTAGAGGTTGTAGAACATCTTTACAAAGGAAATATAAATTTTCTATTATTTTTTTATCCGCTTTATTATCAAGCTGATGCCTTATTGCAGTTGATGAAAACTCCATCTCCTGCAAAGTAAAATTTTTTGTAAGAAGCATTATTTAAATTGGTTAATGATTATACTATCAATTTTTGATTGAACTGTCTTTTTGGTAATGGATAATTGAAACATTAAATTCCCCTCCCATCTGCTCACTTCTTTTCTATTATTAAATAATATTATTGTGGGCAAAACCTTGATTCCAAATTCATCTGCTAAATCTTTGTTAACAACAATACAGGACCTATAAACCCCACACTTTTTTAATTCACCTAAATAAGACCACTTGTTTTTATCATTAAATTCCGCCCAAAATTCAATAACAATTGGTTGGTTTGAATTAACTATTTTATTAAAATCTTTGCTGTTTATAAAATCCTGTCCATAAATTTGAACTACTGTTACCCACAATAAAATTATTAAATATCTCATTTTAATTCATATACTCTTTCCTCTATTTTTTCCACCTGCGTTTCTATTTTTTCTAAAGCCTCTGCATTATTCATTACAGTTTGTGTTATTAAATCAATCTTCAGTTGAAATTCTGTAGCTGTTATTTCAGGTTCAGGAATCTCCACAATTGGTAGTTCCTTAGCAGATTGAATTTCCATACTTAAAGAATAATACATACCTATAAAACCTGCTACTATAGCAATAATAGTTCCAAATGTTTTAAAGGATAGTTGAACTTTTGTATTTTCTGAGATTTCTTTTGTCATGTTAACTTTTTCTTTCTGCTGCTGAAGCTATAAAGCCCCCTGTGATTATTACCATTAATGAATGAATCCAAGCATCATCAATGCAATATGTTCCAAACAATGATGCAAAATATCCAAATGTAAAAAGCCCTAAAGCAATAAAGCTAAAAAGCCTTTTTGAACTTACTTGTCCGTTTTTGTCTTTAAAAAGTGTTTTCATTTATTTTAATTTATAATTAATATTACCATTTTCTATATACAATCCATACCTTCTATTTATTTCCTTTCCTTCGATTGTAAATATTTTATTCTTTTCAGTTTTTGATGTTTCTATTATTTCTAAGATTGAGCTTTCTCCACAAGGCATCCCAGTGTCACAATCTAAATATTCGGTGTTTATTATTTCCACAAACTCAATGATTGTATCAGTAGTAAAAAATTCTACATACTCTGTTTCTATTATAGTATCAAACACCAATACATCCACATACTCAATTACATCAATAAACATAGTGTCTAAAGCTCCTTCCATCCATAATGTATCTGTTTGAAAAATATATTCAGGAACAAAGGTTTCTACCTCTACTGTATCAATCACAATTTGTGTAATGTATTCTGTATTGTAAATAGTATCTGTTTGAAATATTGTTTCATATATATAAACAGGAACATCTACATAAATGGTATCACAAAGTGGTGGCGGTGGTATGCAGTCCAAAGGTAATGTAGGCACTACATCAACACCCTCATCACTTGCATCTACACAATCGATCCATCCATCATTAATCCATGAATTTTGAACACACCCTAGTGGTGCATACTGAGTCCAATTAGATGGGTCATCTCCACAATAAAATCCTTCAGCTGCGGCACAGTCTAAACAAAGTTGTTGATAATCGTAATCCTGTCCAAAAGCAAGTGAGCTTAGGAAGGTTATTAATAATAGTATTTTTTTCATTCTTAAAATATTAAATAATTAAACCCAAATTTACATTCATAAATATCCTTTTCCCAAAAACGCATATAATTCGTTTCTACAAAAAAGCCTAAAGATTTTGTTATTTTTAATCCTGCAACCAACCCTAAATCTAAATCAATTGGTGTGCCTGCATATTGGTGACTATATTCGGACAATCCATAATGAATAGGTAATATATTAACCCAAGTCAATAACCAATAATTATCTTTATAATAATAATATGACAATCCCATCACCAATGATAACTCGTTAACTCGACCTAAATCATCTAAAAAGTTTTGATTATATTCAGCTATTGCACTACCAAAATAATGTTTAAAAAACTCATCATTTGAAGTAGCAAGTAAATCTCCATCTTTAAACCAATACCATTGTCCTTGCACATATTGAGTTGAATATCCAAAATCATTTGCTAAATCCTGAAAGGTGTTTTCCCCATTCGACCACACATCTTCAATAGGATTTAGATGATATACATCATGCTTTCTACCACAACCCCCAAAACTTAAATCTAACCCTCCTTTATTTATTCTATATCTTAAATCTAATGATGAAAAACTTAAATCTCTCATATCATCATTTTTAATCTGTGCTTTAGCAATAAATTTATCACTTACATACCTAAGCCAAAAATCAGAATTAGTAAATGTTTCTGATTGGTTTCTGATAAAAGAATAATTAAACAAATACTCCCAACCATTGAATCTAGATAGAGTTGTATAATCTGAAACGCTTTTTTCATCTCCATAATACCAAACCTGTCTTTTAGCCTCAAAATCAAAGCGAGCAATTTTCCTGATTCCAATAGTCGCATTTATATCAAATGGGTTTATTTGCGTAGTTTCTTCATATCCTTTATTTACAGCAATATAGTCTTGTGTTTCTATTGTAGAAGTTGACATTGTAAATGAACTATACACAGTTGCATATTGAAAAAAACCTTGTGATTTACAAGTTCCCATTCCTAATATTAAAAGTATTAATATAAAATATATATGAATATGATTTAGTTTCATTTTAATAACCTATTAATTGATATTGTGTAAATATTCTTAATGTAAAATCTGTTGATGAAAAACTCCCACTTGCTTCAATCTCCAATGCCTCTCCATAAACACTACTGTTTTGGATTCTATGTGTGCTTGTTCCTGTTAAAGGAACAATCCATGTTGAATTAGATCTAGCGCTTCTATTAAAAGAACTAATTGCTGCTAAATAGTTAGTAGTGTTCCCTCCATTATATCGGATATATAGTGTTCTGTTTTGACTCTCATTCGAGCTGACATATCCATTTACTTCAATCCATATTTGTAGAGGAAAAATATAACTATTTGCATCTGCACTTACTAATGTTTGTTCTGTTGTTCCTAAACCTTGATACGCAGCATTATCTAAATCAGTAATAGAAAGATATAATCCGTTTCCAATGGAGCGTGTGATGCGACTATTAGTAAAAAAAATATAAGAACCTGATGGTAAAGGAGGTAAATCAATTGAAGTTATATTTAATGTGGTATCAGTTGCACTACAGGATTGAGAAACTACCACCTTTGTATAAGAATTATTTACCTTGCTTGCAATATATAATTCATCACCTTTTCGGATTATATCTTGCCCTATTGCTTTAATAGTTAAAGCGGTAGTTGTTCCATAAGCATCTGCATTTAGTGTGGTAACATTTGTTCTGTCTTGTGCGTTTTTAAGACCACCTCTCAGCACATTTATTCTATGTTGGTCATATAAATCTGCTTTTGCCTTTTTGATAAGAGTTCGGGATTTTTTCCATATTTTCCCCCCATGATAATTTACTACTGCTTTTGTCATAAATCTGCTTGAAATAATATATTAGGATTGTTAATAAAAGGGTCATTGTTCTGTTCATAATAACTGTCATCTTGAATATTAGATTCTGTGTTATCATCCATTTGTTGCAGGTGCATATGCCATGTGTTTGTCATAGCGGTATATGTTCCCCCTATTGGAAAAAAACCAACTATATCATCTGATGCTGTTTCATTTAAACGCATATTCACTTTAAAACTGTTAAAAAAGCCAACTTCCCACGATTGATTTAAACCCATAAATTTAATATCATATTTAAATACAGGATAAGCTCTTTTTTTAATTATCTCTCTACATAATAATACGTGTAATGGCTTATAGGTCGAATCATGCTCCGTTCTCCAATTAGCATTATTTTGTGCTTGATTCTCAGGAACAGTTGTTGTGGGATTTGTATCGGATGGAGATGTAATCCTAATACCTCCAAAATATGCGGTTGGGGCTAGATTAGCTTGATTTACACCACCTGCAAGCTCTGCAATCCAAGGTGGAGGGTCGCCAATAGTAAAATCAGGCTTTATGTCCATTTGCGCTGAGGCATCTGTATTATAATTAGAATACCTACCTTTTTCAAAACCAAAGTAATCTGCAATTTGCGAACCATCAAACAGCATATTTGCTTTTAAATCATTTATCGTATAACTAAAATCCTCAATTGAAATTTGACCTGCGCTAATAAGGCTTAAAAATGAACCGCTAAACATTCTTGATGTTGAGAAATTAGAAAATTCCAATCTAAGTCTTTTCAAATATGCTTGGTCAGGCGAAAAAGGATTTGGGTAAGATTCTGAAACAATAGAAAAAGGAATAGTAATACTTTGTATTTCATCATTTACAAGTGGTGGATTATCAAGTTGGAAAGTTACTCTCGGAGTCGTATCATTATCAAAATCTGTAACAACATTTGACCACGTTGCAGTAGGTCCTCCATTTGACCCAAAAGTTCCATCTAAAAATCTCATAGTTTCCCCATCATCCAAATCATCACCATTATTTTGTGCTTGTGCATACTGAGATGCGCTTTTATTGGTAAGAACTGTTCTCACTCCCATATAGACTTTAAATGATGTATCAATAAAACTATTTTCCCCTGCTATAATAGCATCCAAAGGAGCATAACTCCAAGAAAATCTATAATTAAAGGTTAGTTTTCCTGTGATAACTAAGTTATCCTGACCTGCAGTTATAGGAATAAACCATCCATTATTATTAGCTCCTAAAGCTGTATAAGGCATATCAGCAGGAAAATAAGGAGTATTTATTTGATAATCAGGAGGCGCTACAGTAATTGAATTGCTACCAATCCAATTCATATATCCGTTAGGTGATACAGCAAACCCATAAGCCGCCCAACAAATTAGATTGGAATAAGTTGCATCTGTAGAAGTCGCTTGATTTAGCGGAAAACTTACAAGGTCGTGAAAATAATTAGTAGAAACTCTACCTAACGGAGCAGCATAACTAATTTTATTACCTTTTAATTTAGGTCTATTCGCAGCTATATCATAACCAATAGAACGTGTAATAGTCATAGCAGGTGACTCTAAGGTAGATGTGTTAGGAACTAAATATTCATACTCCGTTAAAGCTGTATTTGATGAATCGTAAGCCTGATTATTAAATATTCTACATGAAGTTGTTATAGCTTCTGTAGCTTCACTAAACATCACAGAGCGGTCAAACATCCACCAAGTTCCTCCCACTAATTCATTTATCTTAAATGATTGAAAAAATTGAAAACCAAATAAAGTAGCAAGCTGATCCAATATTTCATAATAAGTCATAAACTCATTATTATCTTTTCGAAATGCCGCTTCATTAACTAGAGCTAATTTATATGGGTTATAAGTATCTTTCCACGTAGAATCAGTTATATTTCCCATATTTTCATGAAATCTATTAGATGTGTTTCTAATAGTTATTGTAGATGTTCCCCCTGAGCTTGGGAACATAGTTGAATAATAAAGAGTTTGTTCAATAGATGATTGAAAATATTGTAACACACAAAGCCATGAAGCGCCTGTTTTTGGTGAATAGATTTTTTGTTTTAATTTAGCCATACCATCAGTAGCCCTAATTCTTATTCTCTGTGGAAAAGGTTGGTCCGCAATTGTAACTGTATCATCTATTATATCGCCCCCCCAAGAATTTATCCAAGTGTCCTCAGATACATTATAATGCTGCATAATGACAAACAATTTAGATTCATTATTCTGTAACAAATCTCCATAAATATTTCCTGTAGTGGGTGTTCCTGTAGCAGCAGGATTTTCAGTAATTAAAAAATCAAATGTAAAAGTTGATGCTTTTATTCCTTTATAGTGAGCATCATTCGTGCCTTCATACTTTAATTTAAATCCATCCATTCCAGCTTTAAATTCGCACACACTTCCACTATAACTAACATGATATATATTTATTCTAAATCGTGTATCGTTATTACTATAAAATTCACATTGATATTTAATTCCAGCCATTTATGATAATCTGTTTGTTGTATTTGTTTCTCTTTGATTACTAAGCATGATTCCTGAACCATCAATATATCCATCAACTGTCATGTGTGATGAACGCTGTTGACCGCCTCCAAATAAATTTGTTCCTGCAACAATTGAATCTCTTGGAGATAATGAAAATGCTCCTTCAGGACCTACTATATATCGACCTTGCGAAGGTCCAAAGGCAACATCTCCAACATTTGTAATACCAGCCATAGTGTCCAATCCTGCGGCTAAATTCATAGGAGCTACAGGTAATCCAAGCGCTTGCATAACTGTTCTTAAAACAAGAGTTTTTATAATCATTTTTAAAACCTCCTGAGTCATACTTTTCATAAATCCTTTAAACGCTTCTTTCATACTTTCCCCTTCTACAATTGCAGTTGACAGCGCATCCGCCATACCTTCGCCAAATCTAGTTGCAAAGCTCTCAAATTCCTGCGCCATAATATTAACACCCTCTGACCAAGATGTGCTAATATTGTCAACAAATTGTTGAAATTTAGTTTGTTGCTCATCTAAATCCATTCCCAAAACTAATTCCTCTCCTCCATCACCTGTTTCATCAGGTTGCGCATCAGCTGCTGATGTGTCACCATACAAGTTATCCATTCCCATGAACCCTGTAATCTCACCCCACATCTCGCTGAACATATTTTTCAAAAACTCTCCTGCATCATCAAAAGGTTTTTGTATATCTTCAGGAGTAACTGTTCCTTCAATTCTCCCATCTTCCACATTATCCATTACATTATCCCAAATGTTTTCAGAATTATCATGGAAATCACTAAAAATATCACTTAAATCATCCGCCAAATTTGATTCACTTGTGTCCTCTTTATCTCCTGATTTATAGGATGGACCATCAGGACCAAACAGAAGATTATCCATATTAAACCCAAAAGCATCTCCCATAAGGTTATTCATAATAGCTGCCTGCGGTTTAGTAGCCATAAAACCCCCATAAATTTTTTCTGCTGTGGAAGCATCTCCTAATTTTTGGAATCTACCTATTGTGTTATTTACAGTAGTTTTTATTTTTTCTGCCAAAAACTCAATGATTGATACAGCTAATTCAAAAACAGTAACTACTATTTGAACCATTTGAGCAAGTAAACCCATTATTCCCCAAATCAATCCCCTAAATTCTACAGTATTATTATAAAAATCAATAAATTTATTTGCTGCATTTGCAATTCCAATTTTTATGCTATCCCAGTAATAAACAATCAAAGCTAACACCCCAGCCATTAAAGCTAATTTAGGATTATTCATTAAGAATTTAGCAAATGATGTTCCCACACTTCCAAGCATTGTAACAAGGCTACCCACACCCATTAAAATTGGTCCACCTGCTGCAAAAGCAACAGCAAGTTGTGTGATAAATTCTTTGGTTTCAGGATTCAGTTCTTTCCATTTAGAAACTAAATTTTTGATCCATTCAGAAAACTGTAAAATAACAGGAACTAATGCTGTTCCAAGCTCAATGAGAGCATCTTTTAATTCTTGAAGGGCTTGATTTAATTTAAAGGATGCTGTTTCTTCTACAATTTCAAAGGATTCATTTAATGCGCCTTGACTATCCACCAAGCTGCTCAGAACTTGCTCATAAGTTTCAGCTTGTGTTCCTGCTGTTCCTAATACAGTTGTCAATGCTCTAACATTACCAAATAATGATGAGATTGCTTCATCATTATCACCAAATGTTTCCATTAAGTGTGTTAAAGTAAGCATTAAACCCCTCTCACCAACCATTTTCCTAACATCTTCTATGCTTAATCCATAAGACTTTAAAGCTAATTTGGCTTGTGCGGTTGGCTTTATAAGAGCTGACATTACCCCCCTTAGACCTGTCGCAGCTTCTTCAGCACTAACCCCTAATTTTGTAAATGTTGCAATAGATGCACCTACTTCTTCAAAAGTAATACCTAATGTAGCGGCTAAAGGTGTAACTCGACCTAAAACAGGAGCAAGTGTTTCCGCCTCCAATTTACCCTCTCTAACTGTTTTTAATAAAATATCTGATGCTTGGGCAGCTGTTAGATTAGTATCAGCATAAGCATTTAAAACACCTGATAATGCACTTGCGACAGATTTAGTTTCTCCTAATCCTATTGCAGTTGATTTTGCTGACATTTCAAGCGCAGCTAAAGCATCATCACCCCTTAAACCTGCTGAAGTTATATCAAATAAGGCTTCAGCTAATTCATTTGCACTTACTCCTGTTTCAGTAGCTAAATTTCTAACTTCTTCAGAAAACCTTGAAACTTCAGAAGCGGATATACCAACCAATGTCCTAATCTTAGTCATTGATTTATCAAAATCTAAAGCTGTTTTAGCTGCATAACCCCCTAATAAAGCAAAAGGAACAGAGAAGTTTCGTGTAATAGATGATCCAATAGACTGCATTGAAGCGCCAAAAGCCTTCATACTTGCAGTTGTCTTGGTTATTTGTGATTGAAATTGTTTAGTGTTTAAGGTCAGAAAAACACTAATATTTTTTGATAGAGGCATTTATTTTCTTGCTTTATGAATTATATAATCAATTTTACTTTTCTCGCTTTTTTTACTCTCAGCTCTCTCCCAATCAAACTTAACCAATTGTTGAGGTCGTATTTGTTGGTGTCTTTTTCTTTCACTATTGATTAATGCAACAGTTTGGAATCTAACACGTTCCCATTCAAATTGCTCTTTCCTTTCTAGTAATTCAAAAAATCCTTCACTTTTTAAACTGAATGTTTTGGGTGTCATATCCCAAAATTCATCCTCAGTTAATCCTAATTGCCCTAACCCTATTTTTAAACAGTTTTCAAAGGTTGGGGGGGTTACTTTCCCCCCTTTACCTTTTTTATGTTAGAGTTTTTTTTACTCACTTGTGACATTGAATCACTAAATATTTGCATAGCATCTGTCAACGCTTGTTGGTCGGTATCTAACCAATCGGCAACATCATCAAATGTGATATTAAATTCTAATTTTGATTTTCTTGCTCCATGTTTCAGTCCACAATAAACCATATTAATTGCAGTTGAGATAGGCATATTATCACCAAGTTTAGCTAAATCCGCCATTGTTAAACCACAAGCATCACACCAATCTGATAGAGTTGCAAAGCCATAATGAACAGGTCGCATATTACCACCTATTGCTATTTTTTTTAGTTCTTTCATAGTTTTATATTAATTTTTTTAAATATAATATATAAAAAAGCTAAAAACAATAGTGTTTAAATTGCTATTAGTTTGTAGCAATAGTCAATGCTCCTGTTCCTTGTAAAGAAATACTGTATGTAGCAGCATCTTCATTTGGAGCATTTAATGTGCATGATGTAATATATGCTTTTCCTGTATATTTATAATCACCTGCTTCATCACTCGCTTGGTTAAACTCCACATCAATTTGTGTTCTCGATTGTAGAGCTGACATTAAATTATCCGCTGCATTTGTTTCATCTGTGGTGTAAAAAGCCTCACAATCCATTGTGAACCCATGTGCCGCAGGCAAATATGCTTTAGTGTGTGATGAATCTTTATTAGTAGTTTCAAATGTATCTAAGCTGTAACTAACTGTGCAAGATGTTGAAGCTCCTAACAAAGTAGGAGAACCGCCTCCTGATGTATCTACTGAAAGGACCAAGTCCGTTCCATTAAAAATTCCTGTTGTCGCCATATTTTAAAATTCTATTTTAATTAATTAATTATTATCTTCTTCTTCTTTTTCTTTTTTGATTTTTTGTTTTTTCGGTTTTACTAAATTATGTTCATCTTCTATCCAACCCCCATTAAGTAAATTCATATAACCTGTCTTATTAATAGGTCCATATTTATCACCTTCTTTTCTTCCATCCATTTCTCTATCTTTAATAAATGTTACTGTATATTTTTTCATCTTAATCTAAATTATGTTTATTTAATAAATAGTCTTTAATTCTATTATATTGTCCACCCCCAAAGGTTATTTTCTTATCAAGCATTACACAATCATATAAATCAAATTCTCCATCATGTGGTGAATTAATGCCTAATCTTTTAAATCTAAATGTTGCCCCTGATACACTTGCAGAAAAATTAGAGTATCTAGATTTCTCTTGATATAAAATATCACCATTTGGATCATATATTTGGTATTGACCTGATGAATCATCTGATGCACCCCAAGAAAAAGCAAAATAAGTTTTATCCTCAAAATTAGGAACAGATGTTCCTGCTACTGTTAAAGCAAATAGACCACCAATTTGAAGAATAACAGAATTAGTAGAACCAACTTTTGTCATTCTAACCATAGCGCCTGCATCACCACCTGAAATTGCTCCTGCGTGCATAACTGTTATACCTGAATCTCCTGTTGATACTTTCTTTTGTAATACCATAAATATTGTGCAACCACTTGTAAAATTCACACCATCCGTAGCAGCAAGTTCTAATTGTGCAGGAGGGTCAGTTGTTGATTCTTGGTCAAATCTCATTGAACCATCTTCTCTATATTTTGGCTTCGCACTTACAGATACTTCATCTCCCTGTGTTAAATTTAAAGCAGAATCACCTCCACCACTATAACATAACGATATATTATCACCATTCGTAGTAGGTATTTGTCTTACAGTTGCATTTTTACTTAATAAACCTGCTATTGTGCCTCCATACCACGCATAAGCCCCCATACTTGCAGGGTTCACTATATATCTAAGGTCGAACTCCAAATACTTTTCATAAACTCTTAGATGGTCATTAAAAATATCAAAGCTCGTATCATAAAAAACCTGTTGAATCCAATAACCCTCCACAATAGAACATCCAGCTGTTGGAGGAACTCCTGATATACCTGTTAAGGGCAAAGCATAATTGGTTTCATCCTTATATCTTTCAAAAGTTGAAATTACAATATCAGCAATATTTTGCACATCTGCATAAGTGGTAGCATGAACACCAATCACTATCCTTGCTTCCGCTTTTGGATGTCGCCTTGCTTTTATTTCAATTGGTTCAATATCTTTTAATTCATACATCAAAGATGGATAAGTTTCATTCTGTGGTATTACAGAAGGAAAAATCCTTGTAGAAACTAAATCAGTCAAATCAGTTTCAGATGATAATATTTTATATATTGCTTTTGATATACTCACCGCCAATTTTTTTCTATAACTAATTGTATTAATTTGTCTTCTATTCTTCGAAGGGCTATTTCTTTGTTATTTTCCAGAGCAGGAGAAATAAAATCATTTGCTCTAGTTTGACCGCCTCCCCTTGTTTTATGTCCTTCAACAACCCAGTTCACATAATATCCATCATATTTTGCCCTTCTCCCTGCTCTTGCTCCAACCACCACTAAAGCATTTTTTCTACTAGAAATCCTAGAAATAGATTTTTGCAAATTTCCTGTTCTTATAGGAGCGGTTGTTTTCATTTGTTTCCAAATAGGAAAAGCCCCAAAACTTAAAACCCTTCTTAGTAATCTATTTTTTTTCGCATCAATATCACACCTTTTAAGCCTTCGGATTACTTCATCCATACCTACAAGTTTTATGTGACTTTTTATTTGCGCCATTTTTACTTTTTTCTAAACCCCTATTTTTTCAACTTTTTTTTCTTGAGGGAAATTTCATCTAATTAACTTTCTCGCTTACCCTAATGTGATTATATCAAAGTAGGGTTAAAATGCCTTAAATCGTTTGTTTTTAATACCTGTGTTTATTTTTAATATTCCAAATAATTTAAGATATTTTTTAAAATTTAAGCCAATCTTCCATCATCTTTGAATGAACAATTTATTAAAATTCCCATTCCCCTCCCATTATATTCTACACTATCAATTTCATAATATTTGCTCAAATATTGAACTTGATATTTTTGTTCAGGTGAAACAGTAGATGAATCTAAATTCAAATCACTATCCCATCTAACTAAGAATGATACTTTATTGGTAGAAACAATTGTATCATCTTCTACTTTTTCTTTTCCTTTGTAAGGCATTACCATTGACCACACACTTTTTAAAATACTTCTAGCTTTAGAATAACCACCATAAGAATCCTGTGTTCTAGTTAGCTCATATATGGTAATATAAGTATCTAACTTCCCTGCTTTTAATAATTCCTTTTCCATTTAATACTCCCAAATTCTATAAGGTTCTAATAAATATTCTGATGTAGTAGGCATCCTATGAACCATATCCTCCCTCTTTTCATATAAATTACCAATAATAAGTAACACCGCCTGCTTAATTGGATCAGGCACATCACTTGATGCAGCTCCATATCCACTAACAAATGCAATATTTACTGCATCAGCTCTAGAGTATATAGAGGGAAAGTCTTGACCATCTACCACTTCAATGAATCCTTTTTGATTTTCAGGATTTATGACATTATAATTTGATGATGACCAAATTTGTGATGAATTATCACTATCAAAGTAAGCAATTGAAGCAACTGAGCTTATAGGAGCTTTAGGTAAAAATATCTGTGCAAGACCTGTATATGGTGAATAATAACCACCTAATGAATAGGTGTAAGATTTTAATATATTAGATGTTGTTGCAAGATTAGCATTTGAAACAAAAACATCTTTCCAATCCTCCATAGTCATTGTATATGAAGTATTGATAAAGTTGCCTCCACAATATTTCTCTGCAAAAGAAGTAGCAACTTTTATTAAAGTTCCAATATAAGTATCTTCTGCGGAATGTGTAACACGCAAATGTGTTTTAGCCTCTGCTGTTGTTAATATATCACTTGATGCAGCAGAAGTGATTGTTAATCTAGCCATCTAAAGAAGTGTTAAGAAATAGAAAGGAGGGTAAAGAGATTAATAATAGTAGTCATTAAATCCCTTTCCCCATTTTGTTTTGTATTTACCCCCCTTATTCTATTTAAAATTAATATAATTATTATGCTTCAGTTAACTGAACAAATGCTGCTCCATTTTGAACTGCATTACCATCAACTAATGAAGTCACAACCATTCTTGGTTCTCCTGTTCCTGCATTTGTGTAAGGGTCAAATAAAATATCTAAACCACCAAATTGTGCAATATGAACTTTCGAGAAGTCACCCATAAGAACATGGTCTTTTGAGCCTGTTCCATTTGCAGCAACATTACCTGAAACAAAGGCATAATATCCATTTACTCTTTTGTCCGCAGGGTCATAAGCAGCAGAAATACTTGCAACTTGTGCTTCAGTTTTTATTTTAGCATAAGCATCAGCATCCATTAAATAAGCCATTCTAGCGCCTTGTAAATTAACATTTGCAGCAAGTAAAGTTTCTTCCATTGAGATTGCATTTGCCGCAGTAAATTCACCTGTAGGTCCTGTAGCCGCATCTGCAAATATTGATGCAGGAGCATTTGAAACATCAGATGTATCAAGTAAAGCGCTTTCAAGAGTTGCCGCTACACTTTCCGCCATATTTCTTCTTAGAGCTGCCTCTAAACCTGCATTTTGCGCCATAGCTTCAGCAGAAACATTTACTATTGAAATACATTTTTTTGGTGATAATGTAATTGAAGTAGCTGTTCCATTTGCCGCAGGAGCAGAACCTCCTGTTTCAGCAACGAATCCTGAATTTATTGAACTAAACACTGGGAACTTCATATTGTTAACACCACTATAGAAGTTTGCTCCTGCTGATGCAAGAACTAAATTTGCTTCTAATTGGTCAGTCCATGACATAACCTCAGTCGCATTTCCTGCATCTGTTCCAACAGCTGCTCTGTATTGAAGAACAGAAGAAGGGATTGCTATACCTTTATATGATTGACCTAAGTATCGTGCTTCATTTCTTGCTTCTTGATCCATTTCCTTAACTATACCTTCCAATTTTCCTGTGTATGCTTGTTTCATAGCACTCTGAAAAGAATAGTCACGCAATTCTTTTGAAGATTCAGTTGGTTTTGTGCTTGTAGATTTTGAAGCAATTGTTGCGTTCAATTTTTCTAACTTTTCACATCTTTCGATTTTTTTATCTATTTTTTTGATTTCAGAATCAAAGCCATCAAATTGGTTTGATTCCTCCTCAGTCAAATCTCGCTTTTCATCTTTAGCAAGATTAACAAGAGAATCCATATTTTCTATAAGGATTGCTCTTTCTTCTTTTAATTTTAAACTTTCCATTTATTTATTTGTTTTTTAATATTTGTAACTTTAATTCCATAAGATTTCTTTTATGCAAATCTTTAGATTCTTTGGCTTCTTGTTTTTCGTTATATAAATTTAAATTTCTTTTGGCTACTGTTGAAACATTTGTTCCTTTGTATGCAGGGATGGTTACAGGTGAAACATCTATCAATCGAGAAACTTTCTCTATTGTTCTGATAGGTTGCCCATCTTTTCTTTCCCAAGAATCTTCTTCAACTATAAAACCAAAAGATGATTCATAAATATTTCCTGATTTTAGATTAATCAATAAATCGTTTCCATATGACAAGCCTTCAGGAACATCAAATGAATATCTTAATCCTTTTGAATCGACAGTTAACTGTAATGATCCATTATCCGTTCTTGCAAGTGGGAAATTCATATCATGGTTAATTAAAGCAACTACATTATCTTCCATCACACTCTCAAAAGCCCTTTCAGATACTTGCTCTCTAAAACCACCTAAGTCCTCAGAAAGTGAATTAAAAACACTTGCATAACCCACAACCCTTCTTGGATTTTCTTCATCTACTCGCATTTCTGTTTTATTAAAAAACCTTCTTTCAAATCCTTCTGCTTTTTGTAGATTCCTGTATGAATCTTCATCATCATGGTCGCCCTTATTTATTTCTTCAATTACTTCTTCTACCATCTCATCATCATCTTTTTCTTTTAAATAGTGGATTACATAATGAGTTTCTGTTTCTTCAATAAAATCAATATGTCTTTTTATGACAGATTTTTTTCTTTCATCTTCAAACATATCAATCAATTTGCCTGCTGCTTCAAAAATATCTTCATGTTTAAATTGTGCTGCTCTTTGTCTTATAGCTGTTAATGCTTTTTTATATACTTTTCCATCTTTTCCAAATGGAAATTTATAATGGTCTTTTGTTTCTGCATCCGCATCTTCATTAACACCTAAAAACCATTTTCCATAATCGGACCAATTATCATCACCCAAAATTTTATTTCCATCTTCTGCTGTAAAATCCCATTTACTATCCATGTCAATTTTACCTGCATTTATTAATGATTGTGCTTTTTTATATCCTTTATTATTCAGTTTCATTTTTATTTATATTATCTATTGAACCTAAGTTTAATGGAACAAAATGTCCATCTAAACCTTCTAATCTGTTTAAATCTTCAAACTCCCTTATTTCATTTGCGGACAACACTCCTATTTCAAACAACCTCCTGTAATAGTCACCCCTCGAATCAACATCCGCTCTTAATAATTCTGATACTCTAAATTTACACCAATGATTTTTTTCTTCACTTGCAGTAAATACCTTTCTGTTAAATTCTTGTTCGATATTGACTAAATAAGGCATTAAGGTATAAGTAACAAACTCAATAGATTGTTGCTCAATATTATTATTTGTGCTTCTCTCTAGGTCGAAAAGCATATGCGGTTGCACTCTAAAAATTCTAGCTATTTCTGCAATTGTGAACTGTCTGTTCTTAACAAACTCTGCATCTACTAACGGAACAGATATTGGTTTGTAAGAAACTCCTCCTTCTAATACCGCTGTCTTATGTGTATTACTCAATCCTCCAAATCTATTACCCCAAGATTTTCTCAATCTTTCTGCTGATTCTTCAGTCAATTTACCATCAGTTTGTAACACACCTTGCAATATCGCTCCATTCTCAAAAAACTTTGCTCCAAATTTTTGAGTTGCAAGACCTACACCAATTGCTTCTCTACAAGCTGTAATTGGTGATTTTCCAACCATTCCATCATAAGACAGTCCAACAAAATGCAGTATTTCTTTACTCTGATATGTTCTTTCATTTGTTTCATAATAAACCCTTCCATCTTCTCCTAATTTAACATCCATTAAATTTGGATCAACAATATCAAAACTAATTGGCTTTGCTCCACCATTTCTGTTTATAATAGCATAAGCATTACCATATAATAATAGATGAACCATCAGAGTGTTCCTGAACTGATAACTTGTGTATCTTTCAGATGGATTAGAGTGAAGCAATTGTTGCAAGGGTAAATCATAAGCAATTGCCTTTGAACCATCTTTTTTCCGTTCATACACGTTTAAGGGTAAGGAAGCAACTGTTGAAGCGATTAGATTGACCGCTGCCCACACAGCGGTTAGTTGCATAGAACCCTGTTCAGACACTGGAACACCTGATGTGGAAATACCCAAAGAACCTATAAAATCTGTGTTATATGTTCTTTTTTCCTTTTTAGGAAATTTGAAAAAATCTAATAACCCCATAAAATTTGCAGTATAAAACGCATAATACTAAATTATATTTAATCCCACAATAAACTTTTTTAAAAAGTATTAAAATTTAAAGCATCTAATATTCCTTCAGAGGTAGTTGAAATCTTTTTTTTTATCAAACGCTCATAAGTCAAACCTTTAAATGTTTTGTCAATCAAACCTCTCCTGACTTTACTTTTAAAACTTAATGCTTGTTTTTTATTTAAAAATCCTTTGTGCGTGCTTACTAAGAATCCATTTTTAATATCTAATTTTTTATAACTTACAATATACACATTCATTATTATATATTACTTTTCTTATTATTTATTATTTATATTTTGATAAAATTGAATTTCATTTACATTTATTACTTTATTGTTATCTAACAATATAAAATCTCCTTTTATATCAATAACATTATATATCCATTGACATTGTTTTGTTCTTACTCTACTACCTATTTTTAAATTTTTCATTTCTCTTTTCGTTTTTTGTTATACACAAATATAGCACTTTTTTGCTTAATACCAAACTCTGAGGGAAAAAACTTTGATTTTTTTTACTCTACCTCTGTTAAATTTTTTGATTTTTTTTTCTAGATTTCATTGTTTTAAAGGATTGATAGGAATTATATTTGAATTTCCCATGTTTTTCATAGTGTTTTTCTTCCACTATTTCCCACGCTTCTCTCCCTTTTTTGGGTGAATTATGTTTTTCAAATTCTTTTAAATACTCTTTAAATTTCATATAAATAAAATATCCCTATCTTCATAAACACTTCCTTCATCCTCTTGTGCTTGATTCATATATTGTGCTAAAGCCATTACAAGCGCTACCATTCCATCAATCTTAGACTTTGATTTTGACTTGCTGAATTTAATATTTCCTGCTGCATCAGCTTGAATTTGAACGTTGCTTGCGTTCCAATTTAAGACAGGATGATTACCATGATTTATCTGTTTACCATAAACTAACTTTTCTAATTCTTTACAAGGCGCTGACATACTTGCAAAGCCCTGTCCAATAGGATTCATTTTTACACCTTCTTCTGTTAGATTGATAACCAACTGGCTACTGTTCCACCTATCAAATCCAATACCTATCACATTAAACATTTCACATATTTCATATATTTTTTCTTGAATAAAATTATAATCAACTACATTACCTTCAGTCATAAATATATGTTCTTTGTTTACCCACGAAAGATAATCCACACCATCTGAATCTCTTTTTTCATAAACCTTAGATTCAGGAACAAAAAAGAATGGTATTACTTCAAATGTTTCATCATCATTTGGAAATAATAAAGTCAAGGCGGTTAAATCCCTTGTAGATGCTAAATCTAAACCACCAAAACAATCCCTTCCTTTGAAATCTTCAATGTTTATTTCCCCTAAATTACAATCATTCCAAACTTCATCATTAATCCATTTGCTTTCATTAGTGGTCCAAATATTCAAATGTAATCTTTTAAACGTGTTTTCATATGAAGCTATTTGATTTGCTTTATTAAATTGTTGTGTAAAATATTCATCTTTTATTATTGATCCATAAGCAGGATTTGCTTTTTTCCACGTTGATTTTTTAGTCCAATCATCCTCTTTATCTGCTGCAAATATTACAGGTAAAAATGATTCATCTTTAATAGCACCTGATAAAACTTGCTGTGCATAGGTGTGGACCTCATAGCAAATAGACTCCTTGTCATATCCTGCTGTGGTAATACAGATGGTTAGTGGTTGCTTTCTTGCTCCTGTGGATGTTGTTAATACATCAAAAAGTTCTCTTGATTTTTGAGCGTGTAACTCATCAAAGATTATAGCACTACAATTAAAACCATGCTTAGTATTAGCATCTGCGCTTATAGCTTTATAATAAGAATTTTTATTTTCTAGAGTAACTGAGTTTCTAAATACTTTCCCACGCTTAGATAATTCCTTGTTACCCAAAACCATAGCTTTTGCAATCTCAAAAACAATGCCTGCTTGGGAGCGGTCGGCAGCGGCGCTTATAACTTCTGCTCCTAACTCGCCATCTGCGTATAACATATATAATGCTATTGCTGCACACAAACTTGACTTTCCATTTTTTCTTGGAATCTCTATATATGCTGTTCTAAATTTTCGTGTTCCATCTTCTCTTTTCCATCCAAAAAGAGGTTCAATTATTTTTTCCTTTTGGAACTTTTCTAATATAAACGGCTGTCCTGCGAGTTCACCTTTACAATGGGTGATGTATTTTTCTATAAACGCAACCGCTCTGTTTGCGGATTTTTTATCAAAATAATATTTCATTCAAAAAAATTATATTCATCTTTATTTTCCAAAGGTCGTTCTGCTGAAATTTTTGTTCTAGCTGAAGGGGTTAAACCAAACTGAGTTGCTAATTTTATAGCATCTGATAATGCTTGTTTACTAACTGTAACCAAGGGAACAATTTGTGAATGTTTAACCCTACCATCTTCATCTCTGTAAACTTGAATCCTTCCTGTTTCTTGCAAGATTTGTTCTGTTTCAATATGTAAAGCAATTGAATTACAATATGCTTCAATCAGCGCAAGGTCAACAGTGTGTAACATTCCTAACATAAACAATTCGTTAGTAACCAAAACCCATTGTTGTTTTGCTATTTTTGACAACCATTTGGGTGGTGTGGGTGCTTTAGTAACAGGGGTGACTTGCATTTCATTCTCAATTTCCCTTGACTTTGCTAATGTGCCTCTCAGCTCTTTTAATTTAGTTGGTATCTTTTTTCTTCCAGCCATTTATTTTTTTTTTAGATTTATCAACATCTTCTTCATAAAAAAATTCACATCCTTCAAAACAGTTTGAGCAGATACAATCAGTTTCAAAAACTATTGGTGAACAACAGCAATTTGATAATTTAGTTTTTTTTTTATTCATATTTAGTTATTGTTATAACCCCCCCCTGTTATATTTTGCATAGCTATAAAGATAACTGGGGCGGTCGCTTTTCCTCACTCTTC